CTATTTCCCCTTTAAATTCTGTGGCTTGCTGGATTTATTGGTGAACCTATCGGGTAGGTTCACCACGTTTTGTTCGCCGTTTGGCCGCGTCATGAGCTTCGCGTGTGCAACGTCTGCAAGGCCCTCTCGCATGGCAGACTCCGTGTATCTCTGCACCTCGGCCAGCGTCTTGTGGCCCGTCACGGCCATTATTTCATGGGCGGTCGCCCCCGCCTCGGCCAGTCGGCGGGCACAAGCCTTGCGCAGCCCGTGGGCGGTGCAGTTTGACAGCCCCGCCTGGTCGCACCATTCGCGCATTTTGTTGCCAAGCCCCTCGGGCGATCTGGCCTTGCCATATGCGGTTGCAAGGAATGGCCGATCATCCGGTAGATCGGCCAGCACCTCGGCCAGATCGGGATGCAGCGGGATGCTCACCAGCATGCCGTTGGTGCGAATCGTCTTCTGGCGGCGATACTCGATCCGTCCGGCCTTGATGCTCCACGGCCCCAGCTTCACAACGTCAACGCGGGCGGCCCCGGTGTAGAGCATCAACGTCACGGCGCGGTGCGCCACGGTGCCGGGCTCATGAACCTCGAAAAAGCGGGCAATTTCGCCTTCATCCCATGCGTGGAAGCCGCCGCCCTCGAGCTTGTAGGGCTTCACCAGCTTGGCCGGGTTCACCGTGATCAGGTCCAGGGCAATCGCGTGATCCAGCATCTGGATCAATCGCTTGCGCAGGTTGTTCGCTGCCGCACGCGTGTCAGCCTTCGCGGCCAGTATCGCCATGATGTGCCTGCGCTTGAGGTCAGCGACACGCTTGTCGCCATGCGCAGCGCGGAATGCCTCGATAGGGCCCAGATAAGTGCGCCTCGTGCTTTCGGACAGGCCACGCCACCAGGGCGTTTTGAACAGGCTGGCCGTGACGTAAGAGACAGACCCGGGCCGGGTCCGGTCGGCCCCTGCCCCGCGTTGCGCCCTGCCAAGGAATTCGGCCTCGGCCTCTGCATAGCGCCGCTTGAATTCGTCGGAGCCATAGGCGGTGCCCAGTTCACCGGAAAAGCCCTTGCGGCGATAGCGCCACCGCTTGCGCCCATGTCGGTCGGTGTAGGACTTCGCGTAGGGGTAGCGGCTGCGCTTCATCACAGAACCTCATCCCATTCGTTCGGCTTGCCTTGCCCGCCCGCGCTCTCGGGCCAGATCACGATCTTGCCGGTGGCCTGGTCTACCTCGATGCGCCCCACCGCAAAACCGGCCTTCACCGCACCTTTGACGGCGCGGGTGATATCAGCCTGTTTTACGGTGGCCGGACGGTTCATGAGCCCGCCCTCACGCCTAGGGCCTCGAGCCATGCGCGGTCGAGGGCACGGGCGGTGTCGGTTGTGTCGCGCGCGGGCTGGCGCAGGGCACGTTCAAGGGCCCTCCGCCCTGCATCGGCGGCGTCGAATGCCTCGAGGATATCATCGACACATTGGCAGGTCATTCTGCCACCTCGTCCATGCGCATGAGGGCCTTTTCCATGATGTCGTCAGCGATCAAGCCCGCCCCCAAAACGACATGAGTAACGCCCAGCAGAGAATGAAGCCGCTCTGTCAACTCGCCCTCTTCAACGCCTGGAAAGCGAAGGCAGTCGCCATCCCAATAAGCGCGGGCAATGGTGAGGCCGTCATCACTCACGTATGCCAGAGCCACAAAGCGATCCAGTGGAGCCGGTAACACCGAATAGCCGTCGAAGCCGTCCGCCTTCATGTGTCTCTCGGTTGCCGAAATGAAGGATTCCAGAAGCGACACTGGCTCCTCCGACATCTGCACCGCCCAAGAGGGACTCACGCCGAAATTCTCGACCAGATCAACCATCGCGGATACGCGCATCATGTCTGCGGGGGAAAACGCCCACCGGCCCAAGCGGTGCTTATAGCCAATCTCAGGCGTGCCCCGCTTGAGCCAGTTTCGGAATGAGAATTTATCGACGCCGGTGATTTCGATAACCTCCTCAGAAGTGAATGCACGCTCGTGCAGAAACTCCTGTAGTTCGGTCGGGGTCATGTTGAACATCGCCGCTTTCCGGGTCTCTTGGATTTACTTTAGTAATATGACTAACAGAAGGCCATGCAAATTGTCAACGTGCTTTGGAGGTTGCCTCACTCCGGCTTAGTCAACGTTAATCTCGGCCAAGTTGCAGATCGCGTTGAAGATCGCGAAGGCGGTCGGGTCGGGGTTGTGACCATCGCCGTCGCGGTATGCTGCGGCATCGGCGATCTTTCGCAGATCGGCAAAGGTGACGGGGCGGGCATAGGCGCGGCGCAGCCGCCACCGCTGCCAGCGGGCGCGCAGGCTGTTACCGGTCAGGTAAATCTGGATTGTCATTGTCTTTGCTCCTGGTTCGAGGTTATGATCCGTAAAGATCAATATGCACATTGATCCTTTCGGATCAAGAGGGGATATGACAGGAAATCAGTTGCGCGCGGCGCGATCTCTTCTCGGGTGGTCACAAGCTCAGCTCGCGGATGCGTCTGGCGTCTCTGTCCCGACAGTGAAGAGGGCGGAAGGTGCGGGCGCATTGTCTGCGTCGGAAAGTGCAAAGGCTGCGATCCGCGCCGCGCTCGAGGGGGGCGGGGTGATCTTCCTCGATCCAAACGGCGAGGGGCCGGGCGTTCGCCTGCGAAAGTGAAGGGGCGGCAAGCGGAGGGTTTGCCGCCCCCATGCCGCGCCCGGCAAGCTAGCGGGCCGCATGTTGTCGCGGTTTACCCACTCACGACTAACGGGGTTGCATAGGGCTGATCAAGAAAGGCCCAGGGCGCAACCTGCCCTATTCGGTTTCCTTGCCCTGCCAGTCCACCAGCCGCATCGCCGCAGCGGGGTTGATGCCCGCCGCCTCGGCCTCGGCCATGGCCTTGACAATGGCGGAGAGGGCGCGCGCCCGCCCGCCGGTATCGAATGCCTGCAAGGGCCGCATCACGTCGAGCTGCACCGGGCCGCCCAGCTTGGCCGATGCCTCGTGCGCGATCACCTCGGCCACCGGCATGAGCTGCCATTGTGCCAGGTGGCGCTGCGCTTCGCGCACCATGGGGCCGGTGGTGGCGCGGTTGAACAGGCCGGGCAGGACGCCATAGGCCGCGCAGATCGCATCCCGCGCCTCGGCCAACGTCTCGCGCGTCATGGATTTCGACAGATCGGGCGACAGTTGATCCGGGGCACGGTTGACCGGGTGCATCCCTGCCGCAACGGCATGTGCCTGCCCCTCGATCACCATGGTCGCGCCGCGCCGCCCGCGCAGTTGCTGGCGCATGTTCTCGGTATCCTCTGCCGCGCCATCGGGCAGATGTGCGATCTGACTGCCAAGGGGGGCGTCCTGGTAAACCTCTTTCAGTGCCGATTCCACCGCCGCCATCAGCTCGGCAGTGAGCTGCGCGCGCGCCAGCGGGGCGCGGCCCGCCCAGGGCATGAAAGACCGGGTGCCGATCCTGATATGCAGCACCTCGGATGCCAGAGCGGTTTGCGTGGTGCCACCGCCCACCTCGGGCAGAGACAGGCGGTAGGCGCGGGGCTTGCCGCGCCGCGTGGTCAAGTCCCAGTCGGATGCCGGAACCAGCCCATCCGGGCCGATCAGCAGGACCGATTCCCCGCGCAGGGCCAGACTGCCGCCGATCAGCGCCAGCGTGGGCCGGTCGATCAGATCGGTGCCGCTCACATCGGCCATGCACAAGCCGCCCTCCCAGAGCGCGGCGCAGGCCTGCACCGTGGCGGTGAGTTCGGCCACCCCGGCCCGGCCCGTGATGTGGGCCTCGCGCGCGGCCATCAGATCGGCGGTGTAGCCGGCGGATCGGGTTTCTGCCGGCGGGGCGATCTTTCGTCTCAGCCATCCCAGCATGGTTAGGCCCTCCACTGATTTAGCACGCGCATCAGGCCGCCATCGGGGGCATGATCGCCCGGTGTCCAGTTGCGGGCCTCTAGCTGCGCGTCGGTGTAGGCTGGCCGCGTGACCGCGCTCAGCTCGAAAAGGGCGGCGCGGGTCACGGTTCGGCGCAGATCGCCGCCCTGTGCCTCGATCCGCTCGCCATCGGGTGCCACGCGAAAGCCGGGCGACAGGCCTCGGATCAGCCCGGCCCGGTGGGCCTCGAGAAAGTCGCGCGCCCAGGTGGTTGCCGGGTCAATGCGGGCCTCGAGGTCAAGCCCGGCGTCTGTGTCGCGCAGGGTCAGGGAGCCCGCCGTGGTCGAGGCCAGCGGCTTCTGATAATCGTGGCCGCTCAGCAGGTGGATTTCCTCGCCAGCCTCGATCCTGGCGGCGAAGGCCCGCGCCGCGACCACCTCGATCCGCCGCCCGCCCGGCCCCTCGCCCAGAACGGCGGGGGCGTCGTAGGGGAAGCGCCCGCGCAGGCGCGCGCCCCCGTTTTCGTCCTGGCGCAGTTCCAGCGCGCCGCCTTGTGCTGCGCCCCAGAGCATTATTGCAGCCCCGTCAGCACTTCGAGCTGCACCGCCCGCGCCACGGTGATATCCATGGTTGCCAGGGCGGTCAGGCGCAAGCCACCGGACGCCGCATCGGTGTAGGGATCGCGGATCAGGTCCACCGCGCCCCAGGTGGCGACGAAGAAGGGCGACACGCCGCCCGCCGTGGTGGTCAACAACGCCTTGGTCGCCAAGGGAGAGCCCGCGGGGGCCGCAAGGCCATTGGTGGACATGGCGACATTGCCCGCCGGGATGTTACGGGTCAGGCGCTCCCATTCCGAAACGGCGGTGCCGGTGATCAGGGTATCATCCAGATCGGACCACACTTCGGGACGGATCATCATGCGCACCGCGTCGGGCGATCCGGCGGCATTGGCCGTCATGAACCGGACCACGGCGGCGCGGAATGCCGACCAGCTCGGCTCCGCGTCGATTGCGGTCTCGGTGATGCCGTAGGTCGAGGCCCCGGCAATCACGCCCAGAGGCTCACCGCTCGATCCGGCGCCCAGGAAGGTCGCGCGATCCACCTCTTGCGACATGGCCCCATTCATGTCGCGCCGCACCGCCTGCTCGAGCGCCTCGCCCGACTGTTTCAACGCCTTGCGGGTGATCTTCATCTGAACACCCATGGTCTGGTTGGGCGCAAGCGGCTTGTCGGTAGTTGCGTAGGCGTTCGGTCCGCCTACGTCGCCGGTCTCGGTCGCCTGCCAGCCGACAGACGCGCCGGAGGTTGCCACCGGATATTCGAGCTGCCCTTGTCCCACGTTGATCATCTGGCCGCCCATGCGGGCCGCGACCGATCCGGGAAACAGGCGGTCGATGATCGGGCGGGTCTGGATTGGCGTGGTGGTGCCGCTCGCCACGGTCTCACCGGCCCGGCGTTCGAGAGCCTGCCACGGCACCGGGATGCCCTGATATGCGCCCTGGCTGCGAAGCTCGCTCACGATCTCGGCGGTCTGGCCGTCGATGATATGACCGTGATCGAGGGCCATGGCGATCTGGCGCACCTCGAATCCGCCCAGCATCGTCTGCCATTCCTCCTCGGAACGGGTCTCGAGTTCGGCCCCGGCTTCGCGGCGCTCTTCATCCTCGGCGATCAGCGCGGCGCGGTAGCGGGTTTCGTTGGCGCGATACTCGGTGTCCAGATCGGTCATCGCGCGGGTTTCATCCTCGGTGGGGCTTTCCTTGCCCACCAGTTCGGCCAGCTTCTGGCGGATTTCGGACTGCCGCCGCTGGATTTTAACAGAGTCGAGCATCGTGTTTCCTTTCTGCTCTTGGGTTTTCGCCTGTTTCGGCGCTGTATGTTCGCCACCAGTCATGGACGGCGGCGCACATCTTTTCGGCCCGGTGCTGCCGGGCCGGTTCGGCGCGGATGCGCTGAATGCAGGTATCGGGCGGGGTCAGGATCGCGACCGGGCGCAGGCGGCGCAGCGCCAAGCGCCACGCCATTCGCTCGGCCTCGGTCGGGGCCAGCTTGACCAGCCACGCCACGCCCCGGCGGCGATCTGCCAGTGAGTGCAGGTCGGTATCATGGGCTGCGAATGCCTGGCGCAAAAGGGCCCGATCATCTGTCCAGGGCTGGCCGCCTTGGTCGACCAGGTAGCGGTCGAGGTCGATCACCACATCATCGGGCCGGGCCTGCGCCCGAACATGGCTGGATTTGCCCGCGCCCGGCGGGCCGAACACGAGGTTGACCGGGATCCTCGAGGGTTGCAGGCCTTGGGGCAGGCTGAATTGTCGCCGCGCTGTTTTTTCGAGCGCGCTCACCGCCATGTTCCAGTCACGCCGGGCCGGTGGTGTCGGCTTGTGGCCGCACTCGATCCGGGTCTTTCTGGTGTGGCAGGACGGGCAAAGCGTTTGCAGGTTGCCAGGATTAAAGGCCAACTCGGGCGCATCGCGCACCGGCTTGACGTGATCCACCTCGAGCCGCCCGCGCGCGCCGCATTTGACGCAGGCACCGCCATCGCGCTCGATGATCTCCATGCGCAGCGCGCGCCAGCGGGCGGTGCGGGTGATGTGACGGCTATGCCGGATATGTTCCTTTCTCAGAGCCATGTCGCGCGCACCTTTTTCTGGGGCCGGGCAGCGATCCGCGCGCCCTCGGCCACGGCGAGAACCGACGCCGCGGCGGCGTCGATCCGGCCCATGGATCGGGCCTTGGCGATCTTGATGTTGTTGGCGGGGTCGCGCAGGCACACGGTATCCGCGAAGGCACTGCGTAGCAGCAGCGACGGGCGCGATTTAACCTTGCCCTCAAAACAGGCGCGGCGGAATCGTTCCGCGTCTTCGCCACCGTCCCGAAAGCCCTGGCCGCGCCAGATCACCGGGCACCGGATGCCCGCACGCTCGATTGCTTCGCCGATCTCGGCTTGCTTATACCGATCGGCGGTGATCGCGATGATCTCCTGCCCCTTCACCTGCGCCATCACCTCGATCAGCCACGGCGCAACGGGCACGGTGCGCTCGCCCAGGGTGGTCAGCTCACCGCGTTCGTGCATCTCGACATATCGTCCGGCCACGCCGTCCACCTGTCCCCGGTCCAGCAGCGTGGGCATGCTGGGGAAGGTGCCCAGGGCCTCGAGGCGCGCGGTCTCGGGCCAGTAGAACGCCGCCGCCGACATGCTGGCCGATCCGCCCAGGTCGATGCCGATCACAACGCCGCCCTGGCGCGCGGGCAGTTCATCGACTTCGCAGGCCAGCCATTCGTCGATGGTCAAGAGCATGTCGCGGGTTTCGCCGCTCACGCGCTCATTGCGATTGAACAGCCGGAAGGTCGTGAGGCTCGATCCGCCGCGCGCAATGGCCCGCTTGGCCTGCGCCACCAGCCAGTCAGGGTCGGCCCCAATGCCATGCACCGCACCGGGGTTGGCCTCGAGCAACGAATCCAGATCATCGGCGGGCAGGCCGGGCGCGGGGCGATGCTCTTGCACGTATGAGCCGGGCAGAGGGTCATCAATCCAGCGGCTGAAAGGGTGGGTGTCATCCGGTGCCGACGTTGAAATGATCAGCGCGCGGCCGCCACGCTTGCCCAGCCCCGACAGCAGCGCCGACTCGAGTTCGTCACCGCGATCAAGCGGCCAGTGCCCGCGCTCGTCGAGCAAGGCAAGCGTCGGTGCGCTGCCCAGGGCGGATTTGCCGTCAGCGGCCAGAACGCGCATGACATGATTGCCGCCGTCGCCTTCGAATTCGATCTCGAGGCGCGGGGCGCGGCGATAGATCAGCCGCTTGCGGATCTCGGGGGGCAATGAGTCGGCCAGCCCGGCGGCAAAATCCCAGCCGATTCGGCCTTGGTCTCTGGTGCGCGCGGCCCAGAGGATTTCTCGGCGGGGCTGGGGATCAATCACGCCGACCAGCGCGGCCAGGGCGACACCAGCGGATAGCGCCGATTTGCCCGCGCCGCGCCCGACGCTCAGAATGGCGGTGGTCACGTCATCGGCCATCGCCCCGTCGAGAAATTGCTTTTGAAACGGTGCCAGCCGGATCGGATCGCCCGCCTTCGGACCTTCGGGAACGCGCAGAGTCTCGAGGAATTTGGCGGCCAGCTCGGCGCGGGTCAGCCCGTCCCAGTTTTCGCCGGGCGCGAAAATTGATAAGTCCCACCGCCGGTTCCCCGTCTGTGCAGAAATCGGACTATTGGGACCATGGCCGAAGAGGTCAGAGCTGTAATCCGTGCGTTCCATTTTCTCTCGCGTGTCTCTCTGCTCAACCGTTGTTCTTCGTTTCTCTTCGTCGTCGTTCCCTCTGCTCATGGGTGAGGGTTGCTGTGACGGTCAGGAAGCGGGTTACTGTGGCAGGGGATGAAACCCCGCCGCCCGCCCTGACCGCCGCGATCTTGCCTGCTCACCGGAGCCGGGCCGCCGCTTAGGCCAGACCTGCCTTTCCCTCGGCTCGGTCCGCTCTCCCATGTTCACCGCCTTGAGGGTGGCAGTGGGGCCTTAGGGCTTGGAGAGACCGCGAAACGCGGGATAGCTGCCCTTGTGCTTTGGCCCGTTTCCCGGTAGCACTGTCTAAGCGATAGCCCCGGCTAACCCGTGAAAGCCGACTATCGCCGAATGGCCCGCCCTTGCCCGGCGGGCCTCTTTCTTGATCACCTCTCGATCAACTCCATCTGCTCGCCCTCTTCGGTGCCAAGCTCGGCCACCATGCGGCGCATGATCCATGCCTGTTTGGATGAGGGTCGCCAGCCGGGCCGCTTCCCGTGACGGGCGATGCTCTTGACAAAGCCCTTGGCCCATTCGTCGCTGCCATCGGCCATCACGCGGCGCAGGACGCGTGGCCAATGCACCGTGATGATCTCGTCAAGCTCCTGCTCGGTCATAGCCCCACCCCGCGATACCGGGCACCGATGCGCGCCAGGTGCGGCGAGCTTGTGAGGCTCTTTCCGTCCATCGGCGATCTGCCGTCGAAGATCAGCGCGGCTTGGTCGATGAGGGCTCGCGCCAGATCGTGCGGGATGCTGTCCGCAGTCCCTCCGAAACCAGCGATATAGGTGATCAACATGCGGGTCGGGGTCAGCTCGTAGTATGGCGCAAGCCACCGGATGCTGGGGCGGTTGCCGCCTTCAAATTCAAAGTCTGTGAAGGCGTCTCCGTCGATGGTCACAGTCGGCACGTCATCTTGCGCCACCGGCCCGATGGGAAGGCGTGTGCTATATTGCTGCACGGGGTCGAAGATCATCACGCGAATGGTCTGGGTGAGAAGCGCGATCTGCATGAAGCCTTCGACGTCAAGCGCCGCCGCGCGGGCGATCCGGTGAACCTCTGAGGCAAACTCAGGATCACCCGCGCGGAGCCCCTCTTGAACATCGGCTAGCTTGAACGGATCACCCGTGCCGATTGGTTCCCGATTCACGATCATTTTCATGCCGCGCACTCCTGTTCTTCTGGGGTGATATGGCCAAGGAAAGCAGCTTGATCGCCGGGGTTCATCGCTTCGAAACTTGCGAGCGCGTAGGCCTTCAACTCGGCGCGCGTGGCGCGGCCCGCCCAGGATCGCGCGTCAGTCATGCCAGAAAGGAAGGCGGGGAGCGGGGAACCTTGAGCGCCCAAAACGTTGCGCGCTACGCTCAATCCATCTTCGTGTGGCAAAGACGCGAGCGCGGATTCGGCCAAGGCAGCGCGCTCATAGTCGAGTAGAAGCCGCCGCGCTTCGACGGTGAAGGCAAGCCACAGCTCTTGATTGGAGCCGGTCAGACACGCGATCAGGCGCGATGCCATCCAGTAATGGCAGTCAGCGATCCCCGAATTTGGAAAAGGACCGCTTTCGGGGTTCACCAATTCCGGATTTTTGCCCGTGTTTTCAATGGTCGAGTTTTCCGGGTTCACCGGCTCAACGGATTGAAAACCTTCTGTCTGTCCCTGCCCTCCGGGCCTACCATTTTACCTCATTGTAATTAAACAATACCCTTGCATAAAAGGGGCCGTGTCCGTTTGATGGTTACAACTTTGGTTACAAATCGGTGGGCATCATGGCAGGCAAAGTTAGGCATCTGGTCAACCGGAAGGGACGCTACCATGCGCGTCTCGTGGTGCCGAAAAACCTGCGCCGGATCGTCGGCAAGACGGAATTGCGCGCGCCGTTGGGCGGTGACTACCGTCAGGCGCTCAAACGGCTGCCCGGCGCGGTCGCCGAACTTCAACACCAAATTGCCCTCGCCGAGCGCAAGGTCGGCCCCGGGCGCGGCCCCGGAGGGCCTCGATATCCGTTGGCAACTGACCAGATTGCCTACAGCCACTACATGCAACGCCTAGAATTCGACAACCAGCTGCGCAACGACCCGCGTTGTGCTTCGGTGGGCATAGATGACCTTCTGGTGTTACGGCTCCGTGAGGCGATCGCCGGGCGAGCGAGTGACAACGAGCTGCACGAGCTGGTCGGCGTACAAATCGAACGCTTCCGGGCAGCAGGCAACGTTTCTGCCGAGCAAGGCTCTGATGAGTGGCGCATGATCGCCCGAGCGCTTTGCAGTGCTGAGCTGGAGGCATTGGCACGAGTCGCAGAGCGCGATGAGGGCGACTTCGCCGGGCAAGCCACGGATCCAATAATAGCAAACGCGCCCCCCCCTGAGGACGGCCCTGCCCCGGTCAGCCTCATGGAGTTATGGAACGACTACAAGAAAAGCCGTATTCAAGCGGGCTTCATGAAGGATGGAGGGCGCCGCCAAAACCCGGTCATCGACAATCTAATCTATTATCTTGGCCACGGCGACGCCTCGCGTATCACGAAGAAAGACCTTTTGGCCTGGCGAGACAAGCTCATGATCGAAAAGAGTGCCAAGACCGTCAGCGATATCTACCTGTCGACGGTCAGATCGCTGCTAGGATGGGCCGAAGAAAACGAGCGCTTACCAACGAACGTGGCGAAGACGGTGAGGCAACCTAAGCCGCGCCGACAGCAAGGCCGCGAACGCGGATACACCGATGCGGAAGCGCTCGCCGTGCTCGATGCTGCGCGGACATATCAGCGAAAAGTCAACGAGATCGGCCGGAGCGAGACACCGCACCAAGCGGCCGCAAAGAAATGGTGTCCGATCATCTGCGCCTTCACGGGCGCGCAGATTTCGGAAATAACGCAGCTCCGGAAAGAGGATGTGCGGTCCGAGAAGGACTGGTGGATAATCCGTATCACCCCGGACGCCGGTTCAGTGAAAGCAGGTAACTATCGTGACGTCCCGCTACATCCCCAAGTCATCGAACTCGGCTTTATCGAGTTCGTGATGGCCGCATCATCCGGTCCACTGTTTCACGCCGGCAAGTCCCTGGCAAAATACACGACTGCTGCCAGCAGCGTGTCGGACGAGGTTGCGAAGTGGCTTCGAAGGTCAAATCTCACACCATCGGGCGTGTGGCCCAATCATGCTTGGAGGCACCGCTTTAAGACAGTCGCACGTGAGATTGGTGCTTCGGATCGGGTCGCAGACGCCATATGTGGGCACGCCGGACGAACAGCGGGAGACGATTATGGCGACGTGTCTCTCAAAGCCAAATGTCGATTGGTCGAGGCAATACCTAAATTCCCACTGGGATGA